CCCTGCTTGTTATAGAATCTGTCCTCGTCTGCATAACCCTTTAGCTGGGTAAAAGCAACGATAGGAGGAGCTAGTAGGAATAGGGGTTCCTCACCTGCAACATAGTCCTTAGCGGACCAAGTTTCATCACCAATGTACTCATCCTTGCAAACTAGTAGACCATTATCCATATCCTCACCAATAGTAATGCTATAGATGTGGCCGCCACCAAAATTAGTGGATAGGATGTTGGTGGATTCTGCCACGATGTGGCTTACATTTAAATTCATATCCTGAGCCATAATTAAATACATTCCTTTCTCAAATTAAAAATTGTTTTTTTATATAACAAAAAAACGACCATCAATAGTCGCTCAAATGTTTATATTATTCATCTTTTTCAAAAAGACCGCCATAGGCAGATTTCTTTTTACTGGGCTTTGCATTAAAGTTTAAGCCAATAGTACCAGATTTTCTGGTTTCGTCAGTAGCTGCAAAATTTACAGCAAAAGAGCTGAAGTCATCTAGAATCTCATCTGCTTTCTGAGCACACTCTTCAACGGAATAATCCTTAGAATTTTCAACTAGCTTCTTGAAAGCATTGGTGTTGACCACTTTAGTATACTTTTCATCAGCGAATACAACATCTTTCTTTGCCTGTAGTGCAGCAGCCTCAGAGTCTTCCTTATACTTAACAAGAGAGTCATAGTTTTCACGCATCTTTTCAATTGCGATCTTTTCAGACTCAGTGACAATTAGCTCGAAAACCTCTTGTCTTTCGCCTTCCAAAGATACATTTTCACCATCTACAGAATAGCCAACCTTATAAAGCTTGTTGTTACACCAACCATACATAATAAAATAGTTGTCATAAACAGATCTAATGCCATAATAATCTCCATCTTCTTCGTCATACTGTGCAATCAAATTATATAGTGCATAACGAATGTCATCGTGGCTTAGTTCAACAGCAAAAATCTTGGTAAACTTTTCTTCTGCTGGAGTTTCTTCAGCAGGAGTTTCTTCAAACTCTTCCTGAACTTCATCACCATCTTCAGAAGTAGAAGTCTCTTCAGTCTCAGTTTCCTCGACAACTTCAGTCTCTTCAACATCATTGGTTTCAACAACAGTTTCTTCAACTTCAGTTTCAACTACTTCCTCTACGACCTCATTTTCAAAATTGTCCATTTCTTCGTCTCCTCCTTCCTCTGAATTTTTATTAAAACCCTCTAAAGTCACATTCAACTTTTCAAGGACTTCAACCAACTTATCCTGATATGTAAATACAGGTTCTTTGTGACAAAAGTCTTCAATGTCACCTCTTGCACCAAGCATACCCTCACCAATTTCATTTCCATCTTCATCAGATCCAAGAAGGGTGGTGCCGCCAAAATAAAAATCAATCAAATCAAGATATTTCTCTTTAGCATTATATGAAAGCTCATTGATTACCAATTCCGTACTAACCTTGGTGCCATTCTTTCTGCGAATAATATCTGCGGTTTCTGTATACTCTTCTGGAATAACAGCATATGCCATAACATATGTTTTATCCATTTCCTTATCATACTCAAGCCATGGTTCATCTGCAGTAAAACAACCAACTTGCTTTTCTAAATAAACAACCTGTGTATCACCGTTTTCATCTTCTTCCAATTGAACATTATGAGCATAGAAGTCCTTTGTACCATCTGGTAGTTCATGAATATACGCAAGGATTGGGCGGTACTTCAATGTAGGCATTGCCTTTTCCATATTTTCTTTTGAAATATGAGAACCATTTCTGTTAGTGTCTATATGACAGTTTTTTAATTTAAGTTTTAACATTCCTGGCATACTATCATCTTTTGCTTTTGCAAAATGACCATTGCTTGCAACAACAATTGGAGAACCAGATTCTTTAGAACTAAAATTAAAAGACTTATTTTGATCAACAAAAAACTTATATAAGCTATCAAGTGTCATAATTTTCTTAGCCATATTCATCCTCCTTTCTTTAGAATTCAGCAATACGTCCATATATATTAGAAAACAAGTCTATCTGTATAGACTAGCTTTTTAATATCAATCTCTTCAAAATTAAAATTGATGTTTTCTTCATTTACAAATGTATATACTCCACCAATTTCATTTAATAAACAAAAACCGCTTGCGACTAAAACATCGCAAACGGACTTATCTTGTGTCATTATAAATTTTTTTGATTGAGGCATTTTATATTACCTCCTTTGTTAATTTTGTATTGTTAAAAAAGTTTTCAAGACTTATTGCAATATCTTCGTCATATCTAATACGAAGCAATTGGATATTATTAGCCATACAGTAATTCGTTTTAATCTTATCTCTGTGAATGGTTTTTTCAAACTTTGTTTGTCCACCAAAATGTTTCACTGGCATATAATGCTGTTCACCATCATACTCAATACATAAATTATATTCTGGAATATAAAAATCAAAAGGCAATAACTTTTTATTTTTACAGCCATTAAACGTTTTTTGTGGTTCGAAATTAATTAAATGGTCACTCAACCATGCGCTAATTTCTCTTTCTCCATGAGAAGCTTTGCATTGTGGGCATCCAGTTCCAAATAAAATATTAGATGGACATGCATACCACTGGTGTCCATCAATTTTGCACATATGCAAAATTGGAACTTTGTAACTAATATATTCTTCCAACACTTCAATGTTTGGATTAATCTTAAAAACCTCTTTTACATATTGTTCATGAGTCTTTCTAAGTTTTCCACTACATAATGGACAACCAACACCACGTAGTATATGATCTGGTGTTATTTCCCATTCATAACCATCTATTTTACAACGATGTAAAATTTTATTTCTTGCACCATTGTACGTACCAACAACTTCAACATCCGGATTTATATCAAAAACCTTTTTTACATACTCGCCATGTGGCATAACAACACGACCAGAGCACATTGGGCACTTATGGCCCATTAAAATAATATTCGGCTGTGTGCTCCACACGTATCCATCAATTTTACATCTATGTGCAATTTTAATATTTGATCCAACATATTGTTCAATTACTTCAATGTTTGGATTTATTTGCGCAACCTCTTTGACATACTCTTCATGTGTTTTCTTCTTTCCCATAAATTCTGCCTCCCTTATAAGCATAAAAAATAAAAGTGGTAAGAAGAATATAAGGGCTTCTTCAACTCAGCGTCCCGAGCTGTCCCACTTTTATATTCATATTATATCACATTAATTTTGTATTGTCAAGTCTATTTCTTATTCTTTTCTTTATCTTTTGTCTCTGCCCCAGAATCTGTCAAAGAGCCATCATCCTTAGTTGGAGCACCACCAGTATCAGATCCTGCAGTCTGTGTATGAGAACTAACAAGCGGATGTATAAACTTAGTAACAGAGAATCCAAGTTTAGTTTCCAACCAATCAGAAGCAATAGTTTCTATTGGATCGTATCCAAGTAGCATCATGTATTCCTGTTTGACTGGCAAACCCAGTGATGCAGCCTTTTCAATCTGATTGATTCTCTCTTCCTTGGTGTAAGTAGTAGTGTCTATAAATTTTATATACGCCATACTATTTGGGAATTGCATCAAAATGCGTTCATTAACAAACGCCTCAATCTGCTTCATAATTCCACGGGTAGCCATCAAAGCATCAGACAACATACTCATCTTCACAGAGCTTGCGCCAGTCAAGCGGCTGCTATCAAAAATCTGAGAGATGCCAGTCTGTTCCATTAAGTTCTGATAACTATCTGCTATAGCATTAGTGTCAGAGGTTGCATTCTTATCAAATGAAATACTATCAACATCCATACCGGGAGACAAAATCAATCCAATCTCTGGAGGCAAAGACTCTTGTGCCAAAGCAAAGAACTTTTTCGCAAGATTCAAATTCAATGCCAAATCATCTGGGTTTGAGCTATTAAGTAGAGGGATCTTCATGACCAGCAACTTATAAATGTCCAAGGAGTCCTTGACAGCAACCAATGCCTGCAAGTCAATCAAATCAATAAGTCCCTCAAATAGTGAAGCAAATGGGCTAATAACCAAATCAATATCAGCAAGATCAATCTTGAACGCTCTTGCTGTGTCAAGCTCCTGCCATTTTAAAGAAGAATCTCTTTCAAATTTGTTATATTTCTGCTTATATTCCTTGTCCCATACATCCAAATAAAATGCATTTGTTCCTCTAAAGAAAGAAAAGTCAAACGCAACATGCAATAGTCCATTGTAACCAACAGACGCAACTTTACAATATTGTGAATCTAATGGCATTAAATACATTGTGCCATCATCATCCTGATATGGTTGAAAGTACACGATACCCTCACGCCACGCTGTTACTAATAGTTTAAACATATTTAGCTCAAGATTCATCTTGCGCACAAATCTACATGCATCTTCATAGTCTTGTAACAAAGACTCTTCGTCATTGTCCTCAATCAAACTAAAATCTAAATTAATTTTGTAAGCACTAAAGTCAGGAAGGCTGGCAAAATAATTTACAATTCTTCTGAGAGGAAATGAGAGTGTGTATAAAAACTTAGCTAAATTTCTTAAAGATGCCTGAGAACTTGAGGCATATGGGTTTTGCAAATATGAACGCAATGTCTCTTTGTTAAACACAGTCCACACTTTTGTAGAATTTGATGTTAAATCAACTAGTTTTAACACATCCTCTACTGCCTTTGCATATTGTTTCATCGTCTCCAGACTTTCGACAAATTTAATATTTTCAAGCTCTGGTTTCTTATTTTTATTTTCAGCCATTTCTTCACCTTCCTTCCTTAGTTAAAATAGCTATGTCTAGCTTTTGGTTTCTTAAAATCAAAAAATTGTTCCAACATATCCGAATCTGGCCTTTGCCTATTTCTAATTTTAGACATGCGCACTTCATGCAAATAGAAGGAACACATAACATACGTGTAGGCTCGGTCATCATGTAAACGACCAACTTTTTCTGGTATTAACTCAAACGAGTCTTTTCCAGATTCACGCTTTATACGTCTCATATTAACAAGCTCTTCTTTGAGCGCATCAATGTTCGCCAATGCAATTTCTTGATATGGGTCTAATTTGACAATCTTAGTTTTCACCACAGAAGATTTTTTCATCTCTTCTTTTAACTTAATGGCATAAATGTCATCAGGCAAATTTTCCTTTTTGAGCCTTTCTTCAATTTGTTTTTGTGCATTTTTAGATTCCTTGTCATCCGTCAAAAACAATGTCAAATAGCCCTTGTTATCATAGTCAGCAGTAAAACTTATCAAGTCGCTATTTGTCATTTCAATTGCAGACTCGTACATAATAGACTTGTATTTACTAGGTTCAATAAGTTTTACCTTATCTACAGCATTTGGATACTTATTTGCATATCCCGTTCCAAGCTGCTTGTCCAATTCTTTATCAATAAATCCAGGATGTATTTTGCCCTTAGAATCAACCCAATCCTGCATTAACATATCAGCTATAACTTTACCTGCACCACCAGAACCAGCATCTATCATAATCGATTCAATATTGCCATAACCAGCAGCATCTCCATTATAATCAAGCACAAGCTGCCTTAAATAATCAACTTGATCTGGTGTCTGCATAGGAGCACGACGCTTATTGCTAATATCAATCATATTTACACAATTAACGATACGGCCTTTATATTCATTATTTTCAAAGTATAACTCCATTACTGTAATGATACTATTATCTCTACTTCTTGCAGGGTCAAACGTAATAACAAACTTTTTCTCATTAGTGTCATTATATAATAATGGCATTCGAGTCTCACTATTTCTTGTAATAACGCCACGACGAATAATTGCCTCATTACCCGCATCAGAAGTAAATTCGCAATAATATTCTCGTCTTGCCTTTTCGGGATTGGTTTTAAGCGCTGTCTCAATATCACTTCTTTTTAATAGCGCATTAACAACTTCGCCACGAATTGTCGGTCTTAGCACTACATCACAACTTACCTGAACGACACAATAGTCTCTATCACCCATAAGTTGTTTTTTAGCAAATTCTCTATATAGTCTATAATATTTTGTGTCTGTACTAGAAGCTGAGCTAATATAAAATTTTTGATTTGGTATATTCGTAGCAAAAGTTCTTAATCTAACAGGATCAATTGCTTTACCATTTCTGTCTTTACCAGTGGCAAAGTCCTTATCAACTGCAGCGAATGCACCATAAACTTCAAGCATTTCTTCTGATAAGAAACCACATTCATCAAAAACTACACTACCACGCATACCTCTTTTTTTATCTATATTTGAGTTTAGAGTTTGCGTAAAAGACCCATTATATAAACTATATTTAAATCCGTCGCTACCATGAGAAAAACCATCTCCTGCTGCATTTTTAATCTCAATCTCTTGTTTAAAAATATAGCCTGTAGAATTTTTCATTTCTGCAATGCCATCATTTGCAAGACGCTCAAGAGTCATAAATGTCTGTTCTGCCTGAGATCCAGAACCACTAGCAATATAAGTCCATACATCACAAAACAGCATATCTTTGCTCATAAGTATTAAGTCAATAACTGTAGACTTACCAAACGCACGACTTGCTAATACAAGTACATTTGGACAGTTCCAAGTTCTTTGCACTATATATGCCTGTGCATCAAGTAATGTTATATTAAAAAAGTCTTCAATAAATCTAACTGGATTACATTGATAATATTTCTGTATCCTTGCTATATTTACAAGAGACTCTAACTTTCTCTCTGACATTGCAAAGACACCTGGCTTTACATAAACCGTAGTGTCATCATCAAATATTGACATTAAATCCTCGTCATCTATATTTTCAATGATTTTAAATTTAATATCATTCATCAGCATCATCCTCCTCAACATCGTCGGAGGCTTGTTGCTTTTCGTTTTCTAGTTCAGCAAGAGGAGAAAATAAATCTTTTAAGTTTTGAAGATTCCCCACATCTAACATACCATTTTCTTCAAGAGTATCTCTCAAATCTAAGTTTTCTCTTAGAATAACTCTATTAATTTCTCTATAAATATCTCTTTGCTTCTGTACTTTTGTGAGCATCTGACGCTGCTCTGCAACCATATCTGACCATTCAGATTCATCAAGCGCCAATTGCTTCATGATAGAAGCATCGCTAATATCAAGCACTTGTTGCATGCCACGGCATGTGCCTATATCAAAGCCATTAACCTCAGCATCTCTCAAATCCATATCTCTTAGCTTTTTAATTTTACCAGTCCAAGTGTTTTCTCCCTTGCTGGCATTTTTATTGTGTTTTAGACTCAAACAACTTTGTTCGGCAAGCTGTGAAATTGTGGCGCTCAAATTCTTTTTAGCATCCAACAGCGTCTTGAGTTCTGCTGTGTTCACATTTGTATTCGCCATAGCCTTTGCAATCTTATCATCAATTTTCGCCTGTTGTGAGAAACCACGAACAATGGTAATAGCAGAAGATGTACGCATAATATCATCGTTGCCATCACCACCAGAATCCAAATATCCAATTAACTGAGAGTAGAGTAATGGCTGATCTTCAATTTTCTCACCTTCAAATGGATCATATCCAAGAAGACGAATAACGTCTTTTCTGTTCTTGTCACACTCGTTGTCCACTTCTTGACTACCAATCAAAGTTTGTGCCACTTCTCTATTTCCACTTTCTAAAGCAGCAACTTGCTTTGCGTCTTCAACATATGTGTTAAATATATCTCCATCACGCCAGCGCAGACCACGATATTGAACCATTCCTACATTCTTTATGTAGGCATCCCATATTGTTGTTCTACGTTTTTGGCTTGTATCATCTGTCCACTCAGCATAACTAGAATCCCACAGCCTTTCCAGAAATGGACGGTCAATATATTCCAATGCATCCATTACCGTTTTCTTAGTACAGGCACCAAACTCCTGTCTATTATCATCCCAAGCCAATGCAATTTTTCTTACACAATCTTTACAAATTGATGTAATTCCAGTTAAAACTCTTGGGTCAGTAGACATGTAGAATTCACTTTTTTTCTTTTCTTTTAAACAATGTGGACACAAATATTTTCTATCATCTACAACAGTAGTCTTTTTAGTGGAAGTAGTTTTCTTTCCCGCACTTCTTGCCATACTCTACCTCCTTCCTTGTTTTATAAATAAAAAGAAGTCCAATTATAGGACTTCTTCTGCAGCCTTAGCTTCTGCAATTTCCTTATTAATCTGTGCAAATGCAGTCTCGAACTCAGGAGTTCTCTTGAACACGAACACAGTCTTGTCAGGATTTGCTCTATCTGCCTTAATATCAGCAATGTTAACACCCATCTTTAATAGTCTGCGTGCTACACCACTGTTGAATACTAGCTTAAATTCCTTCTTAATGTTTTCCATAATTTCATTGTCCTTTCAAATTTCGTATTTTATAAAATAAAAAGAGTAGGGGAGTGAACCCCTACCCAACAAGAGTTTTCTGTCCTCTTATACGACGCTCTGGCCCTTACGTCCAGCATCTCTTTTCTGGTTACCCCGCAGGGCAGCATGCGGCGTTTCGCCTACTGTAAAGTTTATAGTCACCCAGACAAGACTTGACGCAGAATATCCACGTCGCTCGGTGGACCAGGGTCTTTCGACCAGCCCGATACGTTACAGTCCCGCACTTAATGGTGGCGGAACACCACGAATAGGTTTTAAATCTCTAATCCGATCACTGGAATGGGTTTAAAGTCTCCATTCCGACTATATTAAACATCAAACTTGATGTTATATTCTATAGAAATACCTTTGCCACTTTCAACAAATAGCATTGTTGCACCAGCATCGGCAGTCTTATTTAGTGACATAGAATAATCATCGGCACCAATAATAGATGGCACGCTAACAGTGTCAACTCTAACACCAACATTATCTACTTCCTTATGGTGTTTATGACCACCAATTAAAATGTCAATTGGGGTTTTATATGTAGCAGAGAAATTCTTAATAGCATCTTCCATATTCTTAACTTCACCATGGATGCCTAAAACTCTATAACCAGCCAATTCATCAAAAATGTATCCAGACGGATTCCGCACGAACTCGAAGTTCGGATTATTTCCCAGTCTGTCCATAAACTTTTCTGCAATAATATAAGACATATTTTCGTCCTTAAATGTGTTTTTAGGCTGGCCCAGCATTCTAAGCTGGGAATGATTGCCATCTGTAACCATTTGGAATTTTACTTTTACATATTTTGTTAGTTCATTTAACCACTCTGTCATAAAGCGACCATATCTAATTGTAGATTCAATGACACCATATCTTAGCTTCATTAGTTGACTAACTCTCAGTAATCCATCTACACTGTCGCCAAGATCATAAACATGAAGAGTACTAACGTTCTCGTTTGCACAAATTTTTACAACCTGGTTTAACAAATCCCACATTCTTGCTTCAAATATTTCTGGGCTATACTCATTTAACGTCTCGCCAAACAAACCTTTGATAGTAAATTCTGCGCCATAATGTTGGTCTGAAATAATCAAAGCTGCATCTACATTATTGAAAATGCCATCAGCAGAATACAAAACAGGAGGAATATCTAGAGTAGGAAGTTCTCTGATAGCTTGACAAATATGCTCGCAAATTAACTCATCTCTTGCCTCTTCACGCAACCACTTATTATATTCAAGCTTTTCAGTTTGAAGCTTTTTGCGCTCCTTCTCGATCTTTCTCCGCTCAGTCTTTAACTCTTCAAGATATTTATTTTCTCCAACTATCTTATCAGTGTTAGCATCAAGAACACTCTTAAATGCACTCCAACGCTTTCTGTACGCAGTATCTCCCTTATTACAGCCAAACTCTTCATTGAAGATAGTTGCCATTTGTGGCCATGTAAAACCTAGAGTTTCTTTCATGCTGCAGATTCTATAAAAATACTGCTCATCATTCTCGTTTTCCATTCTCTTTAAGCTATCAACCATATAAATTACCCCTTCTTCTTTTTCTTTTTATAGCCCTTAGGCTTTTTGTATAATTTCAATCTCACAGATTGTTTAAATACTGCAGAGGGGATAACTTTCTCTGGACTAATAACAACTTCTCCAGTACGAGGATCTTTTGCTTCACCTGCTGGCTTTCTTTTACCAACTAGCACAACTCCTGGTGCTATATGTAATTCACTATCTGCACCGAATTCCGCTGTCTCAAAGTGCTCAATAATAATATTTGCCAGTTCGTCAACAACAAGCCTCATGTTCTTTTTATAAAATTCACATCTAGTTGATAACTCCTCAACTAAATCCTCTTTTTTCATTATTCGTTCCATCTTTTTGCCCCCGTTTCTATCTATTACTCATAATCCTCATCATAATTGACGCTTAGCTTCACTGTTCTATTGGCGAAATCACTTAGCAGTTCAACTAAGTCAATCAGCTCGCCAGTATCAGGATTTTCAATAGCGACATTTTTATCAGTAATGGACAGAATGCCATTTGCGCTCAATGAATACTTCGTTGTAATACTTGCTTTTGCCATATTTTGTACCTCCCCGTGTTGTCATTTCATTAATGTTGTCTTGTTAAATTGCACAACAAGCTCTATCATTTTATGAAAATTCAATTCATAATTTTTACAATGCCAAAAACACTAGAGAATCCCTAGTGTTTTTAACATTAATTTTGTATTGTAAGTTTTAAGGCAAGCGTCTTAATTTTTATGTTGCTCATAGTATCTGGCGTTTCTTGCTGCTTTTAACTCCTTATTTCGTACACCTTGGCATGCTTCACACCTGCAAGTTTTAGTATTTAGCATACTAACTACAAGATCTTCGCCGCAATCTACACACTTTACAACCTTAAACTCGCTAGTTTCTTCTTTTTGCCCACATTCTTTACAATACAGTCTGCCGGGAGAATTCTTATGCATCTTAAATAGCTTTCCACAACCCTTGCAATGTTTATATCCGCCGCTTTTATAATTCAAATAAGAATACGCAAGCTCTTTATAATCATCTTCACCAAGTTTAATCACTGGCTCGCTATCATTGTCTATAAAGCCAACAATTTTTAAATTAGTTCCAACAAACATGTGCTCAACTAAAATTCCTTCTTGGTAAGCAAAGTGCAAATAAGCTGCTCTTTCCTTACATGGTATAGATACTCTTGCAAGTTTGAATAAATCACTTATAGAAATATACATCCTATTATTATTGTCAGGAGACACATTGTTGTAATATTTTGCGATTGCTAGAAGTACAAATGCAATTTTTTCTTTTCTGATATCATTGAGACTAGCTATTTTATCCATTTCAGATTTTGTAATTACAACTGGATCAACACTTCTGAACTTATACTTTTTGGCGCTTGCAATATTTCTATAAATAATCTTAAAATATTTCTCTTCATAAAAATCACTGCAATTCTTGGCCATATAAGACAAAATGGCATCATAATTGTCCTCTTTGTTCATCTCAAGAACATGATGATTATATCTCGCCAAATCTCTAATAGTATCTTCATGATTATCTTGATTAACATATCCGACTAACATCTTATTTTCAATATCTTTTTTGTCATCAAATTTAAAATTAATCATCCACTTCACCTCCAGCTGCAACGTTTTTCATAGTGAATCTTATTCCACCATAGCTAAATTCTCCATTATCATCTTGTTCTGGATATCTGTACATGCCAGACTTTTTAACAAGCTTGTCAGCAATGATATCACCGCATAAATTCCAGACAATGTTAACATCAATGCCATCTCTGTAGCATATATCAAGCAAAATCTCACAAAGAACTTGTTCGTTAGGGCAGATAGAACAACAATCTTCTTCCAGATCTGCGTTCAATTTAATAATTTGGTCTGTTGCGCTCTCTTCCATATCTTCATGCTCAACAAACTTTTTCTTGTTTATCTCACGCTTTTTCTGCTTATAAGCTTCACACTTTAGCTTTATAAGCTCATATTCTTCTAGTGAGTATTCAATGCCACTCTTATAAATAGAATGATCAAATTTTACATTTTCAAAGAGGTCAACACCATCAAATTCGTCCTCAATTGCCCAACAAATGCGGTTCATGGTGGACGGAGACACGTCCAAAGGTAGCCGTTTTTTATAAAATTCCAAGATTTTTTGCTCATTTTCTGGCAAATTTCCGTCATTTTTAAGCAAATCTCGTATATTTTTACCTGTTACACTCTGAATATGTTCGTCTGTATCACGCACAAAAGTGTCATATTCTTGCTTCAAAGTGGTGTAATTATAGCCGAAAAAGTAAGGTTTTTTAGCCGCACAAAGTCTCTGTTTGAGCATTTTTTGGGCCTTAATCTCCTCAGAATCGTCATTTTTTATGATATTTTCACTAAAAATGTACCAACTTTTAGGCATTGGATTAGGCAAAATGCCCTTTGCTTTATCAATTTCCTCTTGTTGTAGAGCCTGTCCACACTGAGTTCTATACCTTAAAATCTCATATTCAACGCTTCCTGGCTCATAATTTGCCATCAAAGATGTAATTGCAGTGATTCTGTTTGTGATACTGCCAATCTTGCTGCCAAATCCATTCTTATTTGCCTTAATTACATCTGCCTCTGTAACAACTACCTTTGAAGCATTATACTGAATGCAGTTTAGCGCAGGCAAGTTCTTTTGATTCTTAAGTAGGGGAGGGCTGTCAGTAGTAAATAGCAAATCTCCATCAAAATCAAAGCCATTCAAGGCCATTGGCATAGTGTCCCAAGCATTAACAACTGCTACGGTATCCATATATTTAAACCAATATTCCACTTTATCATCATAACAAATGTCCTGAGAAACCAAAGAATGTTCATTTGACATTGGCGCTCTGGCACACATTACACGCTGAACTCCGCTATCTTTCCAGTATTTGCTGTAAATTTCGCCTGCTTTGAGCAGACCATGTACCTCTAAACCGAACATGCTTTCACATAAAGCATATATGTCTCCAGAGATGATTTGAAAGTTTCCACGCACATCAAGCACTCCAATTTTTGCTTCTCTAATGCGTTTATTAATCATTTTTTTGATTCTATTACGAATATATGGGTCTTTTATGGCGTCTGAATTGGCCATTAATGCCCTGGCTGCGGCGTCTGTGTACTGAATATTCTCTGCCTTTAAGTTTTTACCACAAAGGTACACAAGACTTTTTCTGGGATCTAGACCTATAGTATCCTTAATTTCATTGACAGTAGGGGAGATAAGCTCCTGAATATCATCATTTGATAAGTCCAAAGACTGAATAAATTGGTAGTTTAGCTGTCTAACATTATCAACTTCATGTGGCGCAGTCTTTGCAACTCTGATGGTGTACTTGTTTTCTAAGCATTTGGAGTAATAATCTTCCCAAGAGCTATAACAACTCCAAAGCTTTAACTGGCTCTCGGTTATAATCAACTCAGAATCTCTGATGTCTCTTTGCTGTCCCCAAATGTCTTTAATCAAATACTTTTCAGGGCAATCATCTGAGGCACCGACTACTTCTTCTGCAAATTTTATATAATCAAAAGTGAATGTCATGCCCTTGGTCCAAGCGCAACGAAGATTGCATCCACTCATTGTATGTTCATAATCATCATTAAGCTCACCATTCCAACGTCTTGACAGGGAAGGTAGCATCATTGAGCATCCATCAGAACAGTCATTTCTAACCAGCTGATTAGGTGCAAACTGAACAATTGGTTCTTGTGAACGGTCACTATCGTCAATATTGATCAAATCTGCATAAAACTCGGTAAATGCGTCTCTTATAACAATAACGCCGCCTGGAATTGGCGCATATTTATCTTTTGGCCAGCTTACTTCAAGAGATCCACTGGCAGCTAATGCTTCATAAGCACCTAATTTAGCGGGAACAAGCTTGACTTCATTGTTCTTGCCGTTCTCAATGCGCTTCTTTAATTCAGGATGTAGCTTTTCACTAACATACACAACTGTGGAAGTTTTTACGCCTCCTGTTGTGCACAACAGTCTCAGATACTTAATTCCATTAACATAAAAACCTTGATTTGCACGGTCATAGTCTGATTTCTTGTCCATTATGACACACAGATAGTCTTCCTTGAACTGAAGTCTATATAGCTGCTTATATAAATTTGATATTTTAGTTTTATTTTCACGACTTACTGGCTGCTTTTTAATCTCTTTAATCTGACGCTTAATTTCTTTCGCCTGTATATCATAATCTTCAGTTCCATTCAATTCATTGATCCAAGATAGAATCTGTGAATCTGCTAGGGCAACGACAAGCCCTGTTGTATTTCTAGCTCTGTTTAGCGGCAAAGTTAAATTCCAATCATTTTTTCGCAATAGAGTAGAGTTTATTTTAAAGACATATTGTTGTAATTTTTTTTGCTTCGCCAACAAACATCACCGCCTTCACATTTTTATTGTTTAATCTTCGCTCCAGTCGTCTGCATTGTCTTGACCAGTAAATGGATTGTCAAACACATTAGGTTCGCCCTTAATCCATTTATTGTATGCCTCAATAAATAAATCTCTAGAAATTAACAGCTTATGGTATCTAGGATCATATTCATAAGGGACATAAATACCATCATCACCAACATATGGCTTAACTGGGTCAAGTGGTTTAATTTCTGCTGTTGTCAATGTCTTATACTGTGTACATTCACTATCTATATTCCCAATGATAAAAGGTTCTTTAACACCAATGCATGCATACTTATCAGGTTCACATGCAAAAAATCCTTTCATTTTGTAATCACAATCTTTACATTTCATTTAACCACCGCCTATTTTTATTCAATGCCTAAAGTGTCTTTGATTGCTTTGATTTCTGCCTCAAGCGCAGAAGACTGCTGTTGTAACTCACCTAAAGTTGCAGTTCTATGCTTAAACGACTTTAATTCATCATGAATTTTATCAATATCTGCGTCAGTCATTTGTGCCATAATTTTTTCAAATCTGCCAACCCCATAAAAATCAGAAAAAGTGCGTTTGATCCATGAGTTATAACACCCTGGATTATGATAAGAGCGATACTCACGCCTCATTTCAAATCCATAAAATTCCATATCAGAAAGTAATTCAACAAAAGTTAAAAGATTAACTTCACTATTATTGCTATATGACTTTATTTTAGAATCAGTATCTCTCTTCTTTGCCTGTAACTCCTTTAACTTTTGAATTAGATTGCAATCTCCGTTATTGCTAAGATTATTACAGACAGGAGTTGTAGTTGTGGTTTGAACAGGTACATCTTCTTGGTTATTAAACATCTCAGTAAATAAATGGAACAAACTCATACTTACTCCTCATTCATTAGACTTAAACAATCTTCCAAAAACTTTCTCATGCGCTTACCATCTTGACAGTAAACACCAGTATAATAAATAGGCTTAGCCCAGAAAGCTTTCCACGCTCTCTTAAATCTACCTTTAATGCCCATGTAGTCTCCACCACAATATGAATCCTCGATAGTAAATTCATAGCTAATGTCAGTACGTTCCCAATCATGTCTACTGAAAACTACACACTCGGCATGGTCATCACAGCGTAGATAAACATCTTTGCTAACTTCATTCAACATTTAATCACCTCATAGACTGTCTTTATATTCAGTAAAGTACCAAATTAGTTCATCATAAAAAGTTTCCATTGCTTGCATAACAGCATCTTGAGAATCGAACCAAATACAGCCAAAATCTCGTTCTCTTATTTCCTTAGCAACATAAAGATCACAATATCCGTGACGACAACGAATAGTATATTTATAATTTCCTTCATCCCAATTTAGATTTTGTTTTCTATGTTCAACAGCAAAACGTCTCAGCTGGCGCATTAACTTATCTGCACGAACATTATTTTCGGCAACAGTTTCAGAAGAATAATAATTTGCAGAGTTGAAATAATTATTTATATTACCATTATGGTGATCATAACCACTTCCAATATTACCGTCGCTATACTGATAAAAAAATGTTTTGCCTTGTTCTAAGCGCTCATATCCGGTTTTCTTTTTTGGCGTAATTAATTCCTGCAACTTTGGATCCAGGATTTCAATATCAAATTCATGTCCTTCAACAACTAGTTTTGCTTTCATTTTTTTAAACCTCCAGCAACGGATTGTATGATTTGTAATTTTCACACTCACATACGAGTGGGTAATTGTTCTTTTTCATTTCATTAAATTTTTTCTTTAATGAGCAAACATCTCTGTGGGCGCACCAAGTGCAATCTGTGCTTTTTCTTTTAGATGATTTTGTAGCGGGCATCGGTAAACTAAACTTTGGAGTTTTACTTTTATGTGTACATGCAACAAATTTGCCACCGCTGCACATTCCATCAATGGTTCTACAACTGCATGTTAAACCAGATGAAAAAGTTTTATGACAATAATATTTACTCATTTTCTTGCTCCTCCCAAACTTTACTGTCAGTTGTTTCTGCGTCACATTCTGGGCAATATGCGTTATGCCAAAGATTAATACCATTAGCCATTGTTGTACGATATTCCGACACGTCTGCAACAAATTCACAGCCACAATGCCAACATGTAAACTTAAGTGGCTTTAAATTGCCGTGCTTAAGAATCTTCATTTGCGATTTCCTCCAAAGTTCTTTGCCAGAGTTCATATTCTTCTTTGAAAATATCATAATGTACTTCTGCAGTAGTTCCAAAGAAAAGCGCTGTTGGAATATTGATTGCCCAAAGCGCACGACTATTATCTTCCCACATTTTACAAAAATCCATCAAAGGAATATAATCTTCTTCGATACCTAGGGCATTAAAAGCTGACTCAAGCGCAGATTCGCAATTATTATAGATATAAAGATCTTCGCTGTCGTCAATTGTACTGGCATGATGGAACTGTGCAATTAATTTAAAGATTGTATCTTTTGCATAAAGAAGTTTCTTTTCTAGTTCTTGCTTGTCAAATTCTTCGTACATCATTATACCTCCATAGATTTTGCATCCTTACAAGTATCTAAGCAGTCAACAAAGCAATTATATCCTACAAGATTTTCAGTAAGAGTTATGCCTTGCTCTGTTGCCTTTTTCTTACAACTTCCACCATGACGCCACTCACCCCATCTGTTCATAACAAACTCTGAACACTTATGACAAAAAATAGTGTTGTTATATTCATTAAGCTGCTCGGTTAAATCATCAACACATTCTGCACAAAGAGGAATTGTGATATTGTCAATTTCTAATACTGCAATTGCGGTATTTCCGCAACCATCATAGTCCTTATCGTCCCAGTCTCTTTTTCTAAATGTTATCATTTATACCTCCAAGACCTCATCAGAGTCATAAAACTTTCCCCACTTACTTATATTGTCTCTTGCTTCTCCAATAGTGCGATAGCAATTACCAATCTTGTAAAGCGAGTAATCCAAAAAATCATTTAACCACGTGCCATTTTCAACTGTGCCATCTACTCCAATAGAATAATAACTTTCTTCAAATTTAGGCTTCCAAGGTTTACGCTTGATAGTAAGAGTACCCTCCAATAACGCATGCAATTCCGCATATTTCCAGTAAGGCTGCAATATAACTGCATCAGTATGCACAATATTAAACCCATTCGCTGAAAAGACCGCAGTTGTTTTAATATCGCAAGGTGATGGATATTGGATCTCAAACTCTTCACCAATCTCAACGCCAAGCAATTTTGCGACATCTGTCATATAGTTTGCCATATGTTCGTCTCCTTTCGGGTATCATCATGCGGCCATAAAATAGAATCATTTTAGTTCCTCCATCTTTGCACCACAGTTGGGGCAGTAGTTTTTGTCTTGATACGATGCCTTAAATCCACAAACTGAACAACAATGACACGGATGTCCATAACGATTTATGTAGGGGTTCACCCACTGCCCATGCACCACTTCCACGGCATCCACGGTAGGCGCTTCAAGAATTACACGACATCCTTCTGAACTCCATAGAACACAATGCTGACAATTACCATGACATCCACGTTTTGAAAATAACCCATCTTGTCCAACGAGTGAATATTTATCAATTAGCTCCATCCTTATCACCTTTCATATATGCGCCACACTCTTCACAATAGTTCGGCTTGTGCTTTGGAATAAATACATCTCTGCGTTCATATCCACATACTGAGCATTTCCAGAATTGCTCTGTCCAGAAGCCATCTGTGGCGTTGCCGTGCTGCTTTACTACTCGTTCCCAGGTTCCGTGTTTAAGTTCTTCCATTAAGTGACTACCTCATATCCACTTGCTTTTTGCACTTCATCAATTAGCTCTTTAATCCGTTGATCACCAAGTTCTTTGCTCCAAACTTCTCCTTTTCTTACCTTAGCGTAAAACTTTAAGTAATCAGAAGTGTTATTCTTGAGGTAATCAAGAAGATCTTTGTCTTTTTCAAAGTCATTCTCGTATGCTTTCACAAATATTGCAATTAATTCATCTTTAGCTAGACGCTTTAATCCATCTGCGGTTTTAATTCTGGCATTCAATTCTTCATTGTCCACTTCAATAGTTGAGGATTCTGGTACTGAAAAATAATATGCCATTTTAGTGAAAAACCCATATTTACTTTTTTCCTCTTTTACGTCTTCAAAATGAACGCCAAGATATTCCAAGTTGAGTATTACGTTTGCGCTGTCTAAAACTAATTCTTTATTAAATTCTTTCATGATCTTTCACCTCTAATCATGCAGAGGCTAACTTCTCCATTGGCAAATGTTTTGCCAATTGTATATTTGTTTCCGCTTGCAATCTCAACCATGTTGTTTTTCACACTATGTACAAGATCTGTTTTTTCTACTAAAACAGTTACTGTATTTTTCTCTGCATCAAGTGTTATTACTGCCATTTTTATACCTCATTATTTAAAAATTCGGCAACCGCTTCGATACTATCAAACACCTTAACTCCATTTGACTTTAGAAGATTCTCAACGGCTTTGAGGCTATGACTCATTTGCTTAGTGAAGCCTCTATCATCTTCTTCGTATAAATTAAGAAACAGTGTTTTCTCAGGGCGCTTATTAGAATCATCTACAACTTCTGCAATTGAGTATACACCCTTGATTCCATTCGTGATTCCATAGAGCACATAGTCAGAAGTTTCTCGTTCATGCACTTCTCGTAATCTATCTGCTTCGCTCCAATTCTTTACAATTGGATTGTAATATTTGCACTTGAGTAGAGGCTGCAGTTCATTGCGCCATTTCCAGCCAGCGCACGTTCCACCTAAAAATACTTTCATATAGTTTTACCTCTCACTCTTCATCCCAATCAGGCTCTTCTAGCTCCATACCCAAGATGCATCCCACTTCATATGCTGCCCAGCTTGTTGCATGCTCGCAACCATCATAAAAGCAATCACATGAATTTCCCTCTGAGCGCTCAAAAGTCCAGCCAGTTGTGTACTGCTTGTAGTTGTCACGCACCCACTGTTCTAGTTGCCATCTGATATTGTTATCCATAATATTACCTCTCAAAATTTTATTTTTATTTCCCATTAATTATTTGTATATTACTTCTACTTGCTGACCTTCGGTACTTTGTTTTAATACAGTTATGCGGATTTCCTTTGCAAGTATATGCGTCTTTAACATGACCCCCATGACAATAACAAAGACCGTTATTTAACTCCTCATAACGAGAACAACGTTGCGGCTTGTTATTTTGTGGCTTATCTGGATACCATCGTGATTTACCTTTTGACATATATGCTCACACCCTTTTGTTTTACACTTCCAACTGGTTCATATTTTGTTTCTGTACTATTAGTTGCAATACTGGCACCAGTTGTCACAGTAGTTCTATTGGTTGTTATATATGCTTCGCCAAAAGTTGTATATCTGCAATTTTCACAAGTGTATACAATTACTGGATTTCCACAATCATAATCCATACTGAAATTTAGATAACCATTACAACTTGGACATCTTTCTAATCTCATGCGCTACCTCTTAAAACTCTATTTCTATGTATCAATATGAAATTTGGAATCTTACTTTTGTTACGCCTTCTGGCAGCTTAGACAAGTCTACATCATAATAACGAGAGTATGTGTCACTACCAACTTTGACAACATCTGCTTTAAGATAGACAATAATTCCTTCATCACAAGGCTCTGTATCATTTTCAAAATATTTTATAATTTCATCAGGTGGATAAATACCAAGTTCTTTGCAATTATTATATACTTGCAGTCTTTTCTGATAATCTTCTGTAATGGGTTTTAACCCTTTTACATAATAACTCACACTCATAATACTACCTCTTAAAATTCGCTTTTATATTGTATCCCATTCACCAATTATGGTTAACTTTTCATTCACATCAAGAACCATATCCCTGACATAATCATTCTTACATAAGCCTCTATTCATTCTGAAAACAAATGGACTTGGCTCTGTCGCATCTACATAATATTTTTTACCACAGTTCTTACATTTTTCTTTAGAATACTCATCATCTGGCAATTCTTTGAACTTATAAAAATGCTGCCATGTTAAATTATATTTATTTTCATGGTCACAATTGGGGCAGCGCCAATAGCTAAAAACATCTACCCAGCTCATACTAATCCATCCTTAAATTTAATTTACTGTTCTTTGATATAGAGTGCATATATTCTAAATGTCGTGGATGAAGAAATTTATCATAATAGCCTTCACGGCTTATTGTATATGGTTTTTCATTTGGAAAGAATTCACGAAGGTCAACATAAATCCATTTCTCACCAGCCTCATATTGTTCATATGGAGTTCTAGTGTCTCTTACTCTATAATTTATCAATGCAGTATTGGGGTCTCCAATAAATTCCATTGGGAATGGTTCGTAGCCAATCTTAGTTACAGCCATACTTTTACCTCTTAAACTTTTATTTTTAATCGTCTACGACTTCCATTCTTACTGAGATTGAATTACCTTTATCTTCATTCATTGAACCACAATGTTCACAAACATCAGGCGGATAGTAAGTGGAAATCATATCTTTGCACACGCTACAATAATATTGGGGTTGCATACTCATGAAATTTTCACCATAAACTAACAACCATTCACCTTTTTTATTCATAATCTACCTCTTAAAATTTTATCTTTATTATGCATTAAAGCAATGATAATCATCGCAATAATAACAACTAGCTGCATAATCTTGATACTCTTTGTCCTTATGTAATCTACATCCTATTGGTGCAAGACTAACAATCTTACCATTAATTTCTCCCATTTCATGAATGACATAAATGCAGAAGTCACAGCATGGGATAACACATTTATCACATAGAACCATAATTACCTCTTGAAATTTTATCTCATTTTAATAAAGTCAATAATTTCTCCACTATGCTTTTTGTCAAGCATATCATTAACTGCCTCCGCAGCAGATCCAAATTCGCATGAACAAATGTGGCCATTTGTGAGGTTTACAAACTGGTAATGTTGACTGCGCCTATTAAACATAATTGAGACAACTACGTTTCCTTTATTTCTGATCACTAAGTATAAGTTGTCCATTTACAATGTCACCCCTAATAACAGTCAGCTTGTCATAAGCTGGTCGATAACTCTCTCCGTTTTCACACCACACATCTGTGGAACATTTGCCATTGGAATGATTAAAGCAAGTTTCGCATTTCCAGAGAGAATTAACTTCAACATATTCTTTCATACGTTTCCCTCATATACGCTCCACAGTTTGGGCAATACCTAAACCTCATTACTTCGTTAAGTAGTACACAGAAATCAGTGCCACATTCATCACACACAACACCGTCGCCATCATCTGCAAGATACCAACGGCTATGCTTTACTTCTACAACATCAGATCCTGGCGCAACCATCAGTTCACGCTTAATAATGTCATATGCGTAATGCTCTGCACCTCTGGAATCTTCTAGGTGAGCATTCAAAATCTTTTCAATAAATTCTTTGCTTAGATATTCATTCATACCAAGGTTCACCGTCCATTCGTGCGCCACATTCAGCGCAGTAGTTGGT